TCCGGCAAATACCGCGCCATACGACGCAGCATCCAGTCCCAGAATGGCAGGGCGATGGAGTTGCCCAGCGCCTTGTACCGTGGGCTGTCCGCACTTCCTTTCACTTTTATTTCGCGCCCGCGTTTATCTGTTTTAACCCAATCTCCAATATCTGTCCATCCGTCCGGGAATCCTTGCAGCCGTTCGCATTCCATCGGCGTCAGGCGGCGCACTACCATGTTCTGCCGGATTGTATTATTCAGGTTTAGACTTTGCCCGCCGCTTTCTTTTGCTTGCAGCGTACCGTTTACCTCTCCGCCCTCTCGGAAATTGCGGCAGTCGACGGCGCACACAAGGTCTGTGCTGTCCTTAAAGTCCCGTTGCTTGCAACTGCTTGCAACCTCGGCGGCGCGGTAATCTCCAAAACCATTCATCTGGTATGTAAGCGGCACTTCCAGTGCCACGCACGGCACATGGGCGTTCGCGTTCAGTGTGTGGCACGGTTTGCCGAACTCAGGCTGACTTCCGTTCTCCTTGCTGGTGATCTGCGTGGTGTCAAATGCCATCGCCGCCGGTGTTTGGTTCGTCCCGCTGGGTGCCGCTGCCAGTGTGGCCATGCAGAATATTGCAGGATTATTTACCCCTCCGCCAACACCACCTTGCAGTGTGGGAGATTTTCCATTTGTGGCAAAAATGCGCTTGCTTTGGCAATCCCAAGCCGTCAGGCAGTCCCCGACTGCCGGATTAAAACCGCTTTCAGCAGCTTCGGCAAGTCTTTCCCCCGCCGCTCCGCTCTCCGCAATATCCCCTGACAAGCTTTCGCGCTCAAATTGTATTTGGGCAGCGGATTCACCTCCAAAATCTGCGACAACCGAGATTCTTCGGCGACGCTGTGGGGTCCCCAAACGGATAACATTTCCTGTACGGCTGTCTCGGATGGTTTTTCCCCAGTCCTTAGCGTCGTGAGTTCGCCACGCGATAGACCACCCATCACCGTCAATGGCTCCTGCTTTTGTCCATTTTTGCTTGTCCGGCAGTCCAGATAAAGAAAATCCTGGTTCTGCGATACGCGCAATTTCTTCCAGCACGGCTGCGAAGTCTTTTCCTCTATTGCTGCTGAATGCTCCGACAACGTTCTCCCAAACGAGAAACCGAGGTCGGACCATGTTACCTGTCCGTCCATTCCGTTTGTCCTCCGCTCTCATTTCTTTTACGATGCGTACCTGCTCCATAAACAGGCCGCTTCGCGCTCCCGCCAAACCGGCGCGTTTCCCAGCGATGGATAGATCCTGTCTAACAAGGTGATCCACCTGTAATACACCAAACGGGTTCACTCTCTGCCCCATTTATTTTCGTAATATCGCCTAAATGTTTCACCTAAATCACCTCCGAATCTCCAAACACCACGCCGCACTCGTCCTTTAGCATATCCTTGATGTGCTTGCGCTTGATGCGGCCTTCGTTGATCTCCTGCGTGATTTTTTCCAGGCACTCGTACAGGTACGCGATACTCAACGTGTCGCGGCTGTCCGGCGTCTCCTCTTGGACGTGCCAGCCGCACTTGTCGACGAGCGCCATCGCCACCATGTCCATGCACTCCTGCGTACCTCTGCGCTTTCCGTCCATAAAAATCCGGTCGTCCCGGCTCAAATGCTGCTTGCCCATGTCAATACCTCACTCCGATGTAGTCCAGCACCCGCGCATAACCAAGACCGTCTTTCGTGGGTTTCCACAGCCCGTCCGTGTCAAATGCCCCGCCGCCGATGCAGAACGCATAGTGCTTCGGGTGCGTCAGCTTCATGCGTTCAAATCGGTTGACGCCTTTTTCGAGATGCGCCCCGAACGCGCAAAACATACACCCCGTCCTCTGGCATCCCGTGCAGTGCAGCTTGCAGTCGATCAGCGTCGCGCCGTAGTCGTTCTCGCCGTCGCTGGCCACGATGTCACCGTACACGCTGGCGTAGGGCAGCCCACGCTCCACGATAAACCGCAGCACATCCTGCTCCTTCCAGAAACTCATAGGCTTGCCAATCGGTCGCTTGCCCTCGAAGGCGTTGCACCCGGTATTCAGCCAATACGTCATGCGAAGTCTGCTTTCCTCCGCCATCGTCGCTGTTGTAGCCTGCTGCCCGGTTTTGTGTGCGTAGGTTTTTAGCGGTGACTTTTTCATAATGGCGCAGCACGTCGAGGAGATTACAAACGGTGCGTACAACAGATATTCCCATTTCTCGCAGTTGTAGACAGACGGCTGACCGTCTTTTCGCACGGCTTCCCCTCGCAGCCGCTTCATTCTCAAGCCGTTTGGGTTCCTGCGGGCTTCGCTGACATATCCCGCAACCTCTTTTCTCACGATGCTGTACCCGTACTTCGTCACCACCTGCCGAATGTTCATTTTCGGGCGCAGGCGGTGAAGGTTTACGGTCACGCGGGGAAACTCCCTCCGCAGCCAGTCGGCGTACTCATTGACGAACTTTTGAATTTCAGGGTATTCCAGGCCGGTGTTTACAAACACCAAGTTCAGTTCCCACGGCGGCGTCCTGAAGCTCGACAGGTACCGCGCCGCCAGATACGCCAGCACCGTGCTGTCCTTGCCGCCTGAAAACGACACATAGCACTGTCCGCCCCATGCGGTGTACCACTCGTCCAGTTTCTCGTAGGTGGTCAGTTCCTTTGCCGTCAAATCCAGCGCCATCAGCTTTCGTGCCGCATCTTTTGTCAGCGGCTGATTTGTCGGCATCATCACTCGCCCTCCTCCAGACGCACCACCTCATAGCATCCGTAGCTTCCGCCGTGCCGGAACGCCTTGCAGATACCCACACGGACATTCTGATATTTCCGACCGGACAACTGCGCCAGCTCCGCCGTGGTCGTACCCCACCAGCGGGGCAGACGATACTTATCGCGGGTGACGATCATGTAGACTGTCATGCTCACACCTCCCGGATGGCGAATCCGTACCGATTGCGGAACAGCTTTGCTTTCATGGCATACTCCCGCGTCCGCACACCCTTCACGTCCTCCACCACCGGCAACCAGTGCCGCTGTCCGTAGCTGTCAGGCGCCGTTCTGCGCTCGTACACGAAGTCCGCGATGTAGTCGATACTTTTCACGCGGTCGCCCTCAAACGTCGTGTACGCCTCTTGCAAGCAGTATCGCACCTGCAATTTCAGCCCGCGTATCTCTCCGGTCTTTTGCAGCAGCATCAGCGCATCGTAGCGCTCCGCCTCCTTCTTGCTGTCAAAGGTCAGCTTGCCGCGCCGCGTCTTCTGCGCCTTGTACTTGCTTGGCTTGCGCATCTTCTCCATGACCTGCTTCTGTGCCGCAGGCCCCAGCCGCATCAGATCTTCACTGTTCATCCAACAACCCTCTTCTCTCCAGTCCGCGCTTGCTCATAGTGTAGCGCTTGACCGTCGTCATTTTCTGCTCTTTGCCGCAGCGCTGGCACACACCCTGCGCCCAGCCGCGGAACGCTGGCTCGATGATGTATTCCGCCGCCATCTCCTGCAAACAGGCCACGCACAGCCGCGCTCTGGCCACACGCCAGATGCCTTTATCCATCCAGCGCCTCCTTGGCCTCCTGCCACGTCATACCGTGTTCCCGTGCATAGCAGGAGATACGGCCCAGCTTGCGCTCCTTGTGGACGTAATCCCGCATCCATGCGGTCTTTTTGTCACACACCTGCTGCACAGCGCCGGGAAGCGCCGCCGTGCGGCTTGCAAGCTCCGCCGCGCGCTGTTTTATCTGCCCGACAACAGGGGGAAACCCTTTGCTGTCAGACGCGATAAACGCCCTCACAGCCGCAGCAACGGTGTTGTAGCTGTCCTCGGCGAATATATCCGCCCACAGCGCCACCACGCCCTCCGCGTCCTGCCGCGTCATACCTCGGTAAAAGTTCGGGTATGCAGCCTGCAAAACGGCCATGATCTTCAACGTCTCGCCCTGTGTCATTGCCTCTCCTCCAGCATCTCCAGAAACACGTTGCCGCTTGCCTTGCTCACTGCGCCGTGGTCATCCTTCCAGCGCGTTTCCCAGTTCCGCACGGCGGCTTTCCAGTCCTTCATGCGGTTTTTGCCGACCATCCAGCCCTTCTGCTGGTAGAACGACACAAAGCGCTCTGCATTGACGTGATAGCCTTTCTCGCTGACATACGCTGCCACGTCGTCAACGGTCGGCGGTGTGAAGCGCGCCGCGCGTGTATCACTCACACCGTTAGGTGGGAGTGAATTGGTTTTGGTTTTGTCTTTGGTTTCGGTTTTGTCTTTGGTTTGGTACGTTTCGTATACGGTCGTATCCGTTCGTATACCATCGTATACGGTCGTACCATCCTGACGTGCATATCGTTTTTCTATGTTGCGTTGGTTCTTTGCGCATCGCTCGTCATACGCCGCTTTCGCCCTGTTTATATCGTCCGCAATAAAATCAAATGCGATCGACTCCCGTCCCGTAAGTTCCTCCGTCTCTCCAGTCTCGCCATATTCCAGCAAAGACCGTACAAGCCGACCTACCTCTTGATCTGAAAGTTTCTCTAATTTCTTGCGATAACTGTAATAAAAGGGAATGTACTCAAGAGCCACTATGCGCCCCCCCTTAGTCCATAAGGGGTGGATCCTTCTTCATCGCCCCGATGACGTAAACGCCGCGCTCCTTGTCCAACGCCACCTGCACGGTGTAGTCCGTCAGTGCCTGCGTCACCAGCTTCGCAGGGATCTCCAGATGGTAGCCCCACAGTGTGTCGCAGTCCTCACGCTTCTCGCCGAACTGTACGGCACAGGCAGCGTAGTGCGCATCCATGCCGCGCCTGAACGCCTCGTTCACGCTCTCCGCGTCCTCGATGTGCTGCCTCTGGCGCTGTACGATGTTTTCCAGGTGCCGATTCTGCCGCCGCAGACCCTTGATCTCATCCTGCATCTTTCCCATTCTTTTCTTCCTTTCTCTCGTACTCGTCCGTCAGGTGCCGTGCGATGGTGCAACGCTCCCACGCACCGGCACAGAATTGATTCATGAAGCGGGATGCCGCGCCGCCCGTCTCGAAGCTGACGCGGCTTCCGCCCTCGCAGCAGACCCGCCGTTTCTCGCTGCTGGTGAAGTAGGGGCAGGTGTACCGCTTGTGCCAGTAATCCATGCCGCTTACCCCTCCCATCAGAACGGTATGTCGCCGTCCGCGTCAAAGTCCTCGTCCACATCCACGAACTGTCCGCCACCGTATCTATTGGCGCCGCTGTCCGCGTCCTTTTTGGCGTCGCCAAAGTAGATGTTGTCCGCCAGCACCTCGGCGTTCCGGCGCTTGTTGCCGTCCTTGTCCGTCCAGTCCCGCAGCTGCAAGCGCCCCTCCACCACGGCCATGCGGCTCTTGGCAAAATACTTGGATACGAACTCGGCGGTGTTGCGCCACGCCACCACGTCAATAAAATCCGTGTCCTTGGTGCCGTCCGCGTTCTTAAAGTCCCGGTCTACCGCCAGTGTAAAACTGGTGACGGCGGTGCCGTTCTGCGTCCTGCGCAGTTCCGGATCGCGGGTCAGGCGTCCCATAATGAAAATCTTGTTCAGCATTTCAAATCTCCTCTCATAAGTAGCTTTTTCCGAACTCGCGGCGGAAGTCCTCCTCCGTCCAGCCCTGCTCCTCCATTGCCTTGAGCTGCCCGTACCGCCTCAGACGCCGCATCTGGTCGCCGTTCTTATGTACCGCGCTGCGCCCGTTCCGGTGGCAGCGATTGCCGCACAGGTACACCACAAGACCGTACTTCTCGCTCTTCTTCCGATTCGCGCCGCCTAGGATGTGGTGCCGCTCCAGCGGGTCACTTGGGTCATTCCGCCCGCACAAAAAGCATCGCTTGTCGTTCATACGCTCACCTCTCCCCACCGGCTCACAAGGGCATCCAACTCTCGCGGCGTCATGGTCTCGATGCCGACATCCCGGCAGTCCTGCACGATGGTGTCTATCAGACGTGCCATCTGCTCCGTGTCGTATACGGAGCTGCCGTACCAGACGGTCACGTTTACGCATCCCTTGATTTTGCTGGGGCCGGTATCGGTCATCCAGCCGATACCGTTCCGCTCCCAGCTCCGGCAGAACGCCTCCGCCGCCTTTTCCCGAAGGCACAGCACCTCGCTGACGCCGCCGATGCTCTGTATCTCCTGCCGGTATACCCTCTCTCTCGCAACGCCGTAGTGCGCCGCCAGCTTGTCCAGCAGCACCCACGCATACCCGTTGGCATCCAGGCTCCGCCCTTTGCCCTTGATGGTGGCGGTGTACTCCTTGCCCGGCTTCAGCGCATCACAGACCTCCATCGCCGCCTCCGGCGACTTCACCCGCAGGCAGAGCCACGCACCCTCGCTGTCCTGCGACCAACGCGCCGCGTCAACCGTTATCTGCCGCATGGTTGTTCTCCGCTCTCATGCAGCCCCAGCAGAGCCGCTTGCCGTACTTCTTTACCGCGTTCTCTACGATCTCGTTGGTGGGATACACGCGATCCCCGCACTTTACCGCCTTGATGGGCAGGCCGCAGCACTCACACAGCACAGGGGTCTCTGCCTTGTTCTCCGGCTTGTCGTACTTGCTCTTGTCCGCGTCCCAATATACGTCCGCGCCAAATCCAAGCGCCTTACATGCCACGGAGATAGCGTCCGTCAGCGCCATCTTGAAGCACTCGTCGGAGGTATAAGGCCCATTCTTCTCCTTAGCGACAAACGCACTCCCGCCCGTGCCGGGGATCGCGTCAGACCACACGCCATCGGCCTTTACATACAGGTCAATGTCCAGAAATGCGGCTACTTCGCCGTTCGCGCCCTGCTCAAGCCGCTTGTCAGTGATGACGTATTTCCATCCAAAGCCGCAGGGGCCGAACGTCTCTGTCAGCGCCTTAATGCGCCACATGGGGTTGATGTCGGTCTTGCCCTTCAAGCGGCCCGCCTCGATGCGCCTTTTTGCGCTGTCCGGCACACTGCGCACCGCGTTATAGATAGCCAGGTTCTCCATCACTTCACCCCCATGTTCGACCGCTCACACAGCTCCGCGCCGGTCACGGCCATGCCGGACTTCAGAAGCGGCGCAATGTCCGTCTTGCTCACCGTCGGCTGGGCATAGGTGATCTTGCCGTCGTACCCGTTGTCCATGCACCACTGCACCACCGCGTCCATGTCGGTGATCTCCACCGCCGTGCTCTTGCGGTATGTCACGGCGCATTTGGCCGTCTGGAATGCCGCGCCGCCCAGCGCCTTCTCTGCGTAGTCCAGCAGCTTCTCCCGCTTGCGTTCCAGTTCCTTGCGCCGGTCGGCAAGCTCCTTTTCCTCCTCGCGGATGGCCTTTGCCTCCGCCGCCAGATTCTTTGTCCAGCAAAGTACGCCCTCGATCTTGGCGTCCCGCGCCATTTGCAGTGCCTCGAACGCATCAAAATCCAGCACCTCGCCGGTTTCCTGGTCGATCAGGCTCTCCAGTTCCCGGTCGATGTGATACAAACTCATACTCATTTCTGTTCCTCCCATGCGTCCCTCGCTTCAATGCAGCAATCGCACCCCACGATGACGCCGTCCTTGTTCTTGTAGTAGGTGTCCGTCTCCTCCCCACACACGGGGCAGACGGGCAGATCGTAGTCCTTCGGCTCTAAGGGCCGCTCCGGTTCCCAATACTGCATCACGCTTTTCATACCGGTCGACCCGCCGCTTTCAGCACGTCCCTCATCGGCTTTCTGGCCTTGAGGATGGACATGGCCCGCGCCGTGTCCCGTCTGTACTGCCGGTACAGGTCTCCCAGCTCCTCCGTCTGGTAGTATCCCTCGCCGTCGTTGCAGATCATCACGCCCTGCCGCTTGGCTTCGCTGACGGCCTTTCGCATCATCCGGTCAGAGGTCTGCATCGCCGCCGCCAGCTCCGCACGGCTGATGGCGTTTCGCCGCCCGTGGGGGATCAGCGCCGCAATGCGCTCCGTTTCCGCCGTCCGCTGGGGGATGTCGGCCTTGTCCTCGTCGCCGTACAGATATGCCCGGCTGGTACGCAGTGCCGCCTCCAGCGCCGTCATGACCTCCTCCGTGGGCAGACACACGCCGTTTTCAAACCGGCTCACCATGCTCACGTCCATCCGTGGGTCTGCCAGCTTCAGAATGCCGCTGACCGCCTCCTGCGTCAGCCCCAGCTCCAGCCGCCGTTCCTTCAGTCGGTTCATCTCCCATCCCTCTTTCTTATCGCCTTTTTGGTGCTCTCGCGCATTATGCTGTTCATTCTGTAAAAACCATCCTCGCTGTACGATGCGTAGCGTTTCGCCTTGTCAGCCTCAACGTCCCGCCGGAACGCTTTGTAGTCCTCGCACTCCCCGTGGCACCTTGCGTGTCTGCGCTGGCAGCCCTTGCAGGGCGAAGCCGTCCGGTTCACCAACTCGATCATTCCCACTTCACCTGCGCTTTCACCACACCGGCCTGCGCCGCATCCTCATGGCTCATCAGCACGTCCACCGTGTAGCCGTACACTCCGGTGTCGGCGGCTATGTACTCCTTGTCTCCGATGGTCACGGTGCTGCCCAGCGGGATAATGTCCGGGTCAACCGCCACCGCCTCGCCGATGCAGACCCACCGTCCGGAGGCCGTCAGCACCTGCCCTGCCTCGTTGCGGTTGATGTCCGCATAAGGTGTGCAGCACGCGCAGTAGCCGGTGATATCGCAGACCAGCAGATTCTCCGGCGGCTTCGCGGCGGACAGCACCGCCGCCTGCACCGCAGTGGGCAGGGGAGGGGGGACGTCCTCCGGCTCCTGTGCCTCCGGCAGCGTCAGCGCCCAGAGGAGGATGCCGATGATCAGCAGGACCATCAAAGCGTTGAGGACCCAGAGCCGCCTGTTCCACCGCCGCTCCCAGCAGCGCTGGGAATACTCCCGCGCCCGCCTGTTCCGCTCTCTCATCGTCCCAGCGCCTCCACGCCCTTGACGATGGCCCAGCTCAGCCACGCCGCGCCGATAAACGCCAGCGCCCATGCAAACGCGCTCATTCCTCCACCGTCCTTTCCGCGATCCATGCGTCCAGCTGCTTCTTGAAGATCTGGAACACAGGGCTTCGCTCCATCTCGATCACGATCCCGAAGGGATACACCCCCTGCTTGATGCCCTGCCGCAGCGTATCCGGCGATATGCTTAACCCGCGATCCCGCAGGTACTGTGCTGCGTCCTGCGGCGTCAGCGTTGCGATCCTGCTCATTTCAGCGCACCTCCGTCCACCGCCGCGCACAGCGTGTCGCACAGATTCTTGCAGGGGCAGGAGGGGCAATCGCACTCCAGCGGGCTTTTGTTCTCGCACAGCGCGTCCGTCCGTGCCAGGAAAACGCTTTCCAGCGCCCTGTACTCGTCTCTGCTCATTTCTTTCTCCTCTCGATGATGGCATCCAGCGCATTTTCCATGCGCTTCTGGATGTCCTTCGGCTTCTTCACGCCGTTCAGAATCTGGCACACATACGCCTTTCCGATCCCCAGCTCCGCGCCCAGCTCGGCGTAGGTAATGCGGTTGTTGTGCATCCTCCCGATCAGGCGTCCCGTCCATGCTTCCGGCATTTCTTATCTCCTTTCAAATTTATAGTTGCAAAAGTTTACTTTTCGTGATACCATAAAGTTGCCACACATCATGCATCACGACTGGCAGTGCCATCTGCGCTGCCTCATCAGCCTTTCGGCCCGCTTCCAACGGGCCGTCTCACCACCACCGCCTTTCTGCGAACTCTAACTTTTCTAACCGATGATGCTATTATACGGCTTGTAAAGTTAACAGTCAAGAAGGTGGCGTTAACTTTTCTAACTCTGTATGTTTGCACAACAAGGGGGTGTCATAATTGACCACTTTCTACAAAAACTTTCTTGCGCTTTGCGCTGTTATTCGCAAAAGTCCATCTTATGTTTGCCGTGAAATTGGCCTGTCTAACGCAGCGGCCAGCGGGTGGAAAAAGGGAAAAGTCCCGTCAGACGTAACACTTGAAAAATTGGCTGACTATTTTTGTGTTCCGGTCAAAACCTTGACCGCTTGGCAAAAAGAAACCGCGCCCACCGTTACCGATGAGCGCGATCTTGAAATGCTGTCTCTGCTGTCCCGCCTTACGCCGGAGCAGAAGGAGATGCTTCTTCTCCAGATAAAAGGGCTTTTGCCGCCGCAAGAATAATGTCCTTCTCCGTTTCTCCAAGCTGTACAAACATCTCCATTAGTTTTTTGTCCATTTTCTTCCCCTCTCTTTCGTCAAATCGCATAGTTTTTTTGCTCCGTGTTTGGCTATATATCCAAATTTATTTTCTTAACTTGTTTACATTCCGTGCAGTTTGTATAATGTTGTCTGGGAGGTGGTGAACAAATGGATTCTCAAGATAACGTCAGATACCAGTTAAAGGGTATGTCAACGTTCCCGCCTGTTGAAAACCGCGCGACCAGTCCGCCCCCAGTTGCACCAAAAAAGAAAAAATCGCATTGGCAAGCTGTCTTGTGTGCATTGATAATCCTTGCCGCCTATATGTGCGGAGACTACTTCGGGCATGATCGGGGGTATACCCAAGGAAAAACAGATACGTATGACATTGCATACGCCAAAGGGAAAGATGCCGGATATACTACAGGTTATGACGACGGCTACGACAACGGGTATTCAGACGGGGAAAAATACGGTCGCGCAGCCGAAATTTCGAAGAACTTAAGGAACAGAATTAAAACGAACAGTTCTCCGCAAGTTACATATGACTACACGGTTTATATTACTGCCACCGGGTCGAAATACCACAGGTGGGGGTGCCAATACTTAAAAGAGAGCTGTTACTACCTGTTGCGTTCAGATGCAATCTCCAGAGGCTATACGCCCTGCTCTGTATGTAACCCATAAACAATGCGCCCCCGCCGCCTCCGCAACGGCGGCGGGGGCTTACAGCAGACACACCAACCATCACGCGCACCTGCTGCGGCTTCACCGTAACAAAACCGCATTAGGCAGGTCAACGCCAAAACGTGGCAGACCGCCCCGCCGCACCAAACCGAAACAGGGCAGGTCTCGCCCAGTTGAGGGAGGAACGAATAATCATGGAACAATCTTTACAGGAGCTTTGCAGAGAAGCAAAATACCGAGAAAAGATGACGGCGCAGGACATATCCGACTATTCCGACGTTCCGCTGTCCAGCGTCAACAATTTTTTTGCAGCCTCTTCCAAAATGCCGTCTATCTACACCGCTGGCCCCATCTGCCGCGTCCTCGGTGTGTCGATAGACGCTTTTTTTCATATTCGGCCATCGCCCGATCCGTCCATAGAAGCGCAGCTTGCCCACGAACAGGAGATGAACCAGCTCCGCGTCAGAGCCATACGCCACAAGAATTATCTGATCCTCGGCCTGATGATCCTGCTTGCCATCACCCTGGCATACGGCATTACCATTGATATGCTGGACCCCAACATGGGGCTGTTTCGGGAATAAAACATTTGTTCTGTTTGTTTGCTGCCATTGTACATGACAAGCCTCTTGTTTTCAATCGTCAAGATTTACAAGATTCTTGTTTCTTCTTTGTGAGGTGTCTCTATGTCTACTTGTATTAAATGCGGCGTCCAACTGGTCCCGAATGCCGTTTATTGCCATATCTGCGGGAAAAAGCAGGTCACGGCCTCTCGTAAGGCGCTGAAACGCCCCAACGGGTCCGGCACGGTGTATAAGCTGGGTGGGCGGCGGTCCCGGCCTTGGGTCGCCGCAAAAGACGGCGTGTATATTGGGTACTACGAGCGGAAGACGGATGCGCTGGCCGCACTGGATCGGCTGGCAGGCCGTCCGCTGGAGGAAAAGTTCAATATGACCTTTTCCGAAGTGTTTACAGAATGGAAAGCCGAACACTATCGGGAGATAGGGGAGAAGGGCGTGGAATCCTATGACAGAGCCTACGCCGTATGTGCGCCGCTGCACAATAAGAAATTCCGCGACCTGCGCACAAAGGACTTTCAAGCCATCATCGACAGCAACATGGCAAAGTCCAACTCCACGCTGTCCAAATACAAGCAGCTCATGACTCAGATGGCCCGCTGGGCCGTCCGTGAGGAGATCGCCACCACCGACTTTGCCAAATATGTCAAGCTGCCCCAGCAGGTAAAAAAAGAAAAAGCCATCTTTACAGATGACGAAATCGCGCTATTGGAAAAAGACGGCTCCGACGCCGCCAAAATCGCCCTTATGATGATTTACACCGGTATGCGCATCGGTGAATTGTTCTCTCTGCCGCTGAAAGACTACCATGAATCGTATGTGATCGGCGGCGAAAAGACAAAGGCAGGTAGAGACCGCGTCATTCCCATCCGCCCGGAGGGGAGGAAGTATTTTGCATACTTCGCCTCCCGCGCCACCGGCGACCTGCTCATTTCCGGCTACGATGGGCAGCGCATCCCCGCCAATTACCGCACCCGTGATTTTTACCCCCTGCTGAAAAAGCTCGGTATCCCAAAGCACACGCCCCACGCCACGCGCCACACTTACGCAACGTGGGCAAGAAATGCAGGAATCCAGCAGGAGATTTTGCAGAAGATCATCGGTCACGCAAGCTTCTCCACCACGGCGGATATTTACATCCATGCAGACGCGGAAAAGCTCATCTCCGCCGTTGAATCTGCAAGTAATTTGTAAGTAACCGAAAAAACCTAAAACCGCTTAACACGGATTTATGTTTTTTGTTTTCCATGAAACATTATCAAAACGCCGCGAAAAACACACACAAACGTTGTAAATTTCAGTTGTCCATATTTCACACGCAGGAGGTCACTGGTTCGAGTCCAGCAGTCTCCACCAAAAAACCCCTGTAACCGCAACGGTTACAGGGATTTTTTTATTTCCTCCAAAACACGTTTGTAAGTAACGTGTAAGCAACGTTACCCGTTCTCAACAACGTGCATTGCCTGCCGCAGCGCTTCCTTTACGTTGGGATCGTCGGTGTCCTGCATCATGCGCTCGATCAGATCCTTTGCCTTGCCCTCATCACGGCTGTACCGGCCCATAGAATCCCTCTTGCGCCGATACGAGCTGCCTCTGTTGTAGGCGGTGCGCCCGGAAGACCAGTCGCGGGAATAGCCGTCATCGCGGGAATACCCATCATCGCGGCTGTAGTCGCCGCTTTCAAACATGGCGATTTTGTCAATGTTCTTGATGGACGATGCCAGCTTGTGGATGGCATCCAAGTCAGCAGCGCTCAGCTCCCGCTGGCCGGAAAACTCAGACAGCTCCTCACACAGCATCTCCCGGATACCGAAAAGCTCCTTCATGTTCATGTTGCCCCTCCTTTCAGCAGACGCGCTCCACGATCATGTTGCTATTGGCAAAGCTGATCGCCTGAGCGCTGGTGTTCTCCATCGCCACCGTTACGCAGCAGCCCTTCGGCACGTCCACGTTGGCAGCGACATAGATGTTGAAATAGTTCTCCACGGCGGCGGGCGTTACTGTCGCCACGGCGCTGGTCAGCGGCTCACCGTTGATAGCCAGCGCGGCGGAGATTGCACCCACCGTGCCGCCTGTGGGGATGGCAATGTTTCCGCCGAAGGACACGCGGAACCGTGCCTTACACTGGTTTGTCAGGCCGCGCAGGAACACCTGCCCGCTGCCCTCGCGGTGTACGATGCAGGACTTGCCCGCAACGGCAGTTTCCGTCAGAGGCACATTCTGTCCGGCAGGTACGGTAACAATGTTGGTATTTACGTATTCAGCCAAAATACTCACTCCTTTCAAAATGCAGACGGCGGAGCTATTGCCCCGCCGCCTTTCAATATCAGCCCGGAGCTGAACAATTTCCGTTTTGGAAATAGATTCCTATGCAGTTGTCAGCAGCCGGAGCAGCCGGAGCAGCCGGTGTAGCTGCCAGCCCACGGGTTGCAGGATGCATATGCCGGGATGGGCGTAGGCCGCAGCTGGGAGATCAGGTAGTTGTTTTGCGCAGCCTGAGACGCGGCCAGACGCAGCTCCTGATTTGCGCTCTCCAGATCGCGCATCTTGGAGTTGGTCAGGAAGTCCAGGATGGCGCGGCTATTGGCGTTCTGGTTCTCCACGATGTCGCGGGTGGCGTTCTGCACGGTGTTCCGCGTGTCACACGCCTGCGTCGCCATGTCATAGCGCACCTGCGCAACGGCGGCTCTGTTCTCGCAGCAGCAGTTTGCCGCCTGCATCTGCATAGCGCTGAGCTGCTGCATCAGCGCCGCCTGCTGGTTGGCGCGGGACAGCTCGGCATTGCCGAAGCCGGTCAACAGCGTGTTGTTCACGGCATAGAAGCCGTCGCACAGCCCGCCGTTGATGAGATCCATCTTGCGCTCGATGTTGGAGAAGTCGGAGGCCAGCACATAGCCGTCCACCACGCCGCCGGAATTGCCAGCGTTGTTGCCCCAGCCGTTGCCGCCCCAGCCGCAGAACGCAAACAGGAACAGGATGATGAGGAACCACGCGCCGTCACCGCCAAAGCCAAAGCCGTTACCGCTGCCATTGGCAGGGGCCACAGGCATGGTCATGGTGGGCATACCTTCGGAAAGAGACATAGTATCACTCCTTTTTATTGATGTAATTTATCTGAATCGCGGCCACGATCAAGAAACAAGTTATGTTTCGTCTTGTGTTTTTGCTTAGACTTTGCTTATTCCATCAGACTTTGAAATTGCTTCGCCATCTGCTGGAGCTGGTTCAACTGCTGCTGCGTGAGCTTGCCGCTTTGCAGCAGTTTCTCCACCTCTGCCTTGGGGTCGCCCTGGAAATTCGCCTTGAACTGTTTGAACTGCTGCACCATCTGCATAAAGCCGTTGCCGCCGCCCATTGCCCCGAAAAACGGATTATTCATCGCTCTTTTCCTCCTTGCGCTTCTTGCCCTTCATTTCGCTCACAAGCGCTGCCAGCGCGTCGAACTCCTTACGGGTCACATATTCCGCAGCGGGCGCTTTCTGCGTGTCAGGAGCGCTTGCAAGCCGCTCCACGAGGTCATAGACCTTGAGCGTCGGCTTGCCGCTTGCATCGGCCTGTTTCAGATACACCGTGGGAGCCGTCGAATCCCACAGTGCCACCGCCGCATTGGGCGCGACCATCCAGCTTCTTGCCTCCTGTTCGCCGGATACCCACTGCACGCCGCTCTGCGGCAGAGGATTTTGCGGCATCGGCGGAATGGCCTGCATCTGCTGCTGCCTCAGCTGGGCGAGGTTGTCCTGCATCGGCGGCATATAGGGGTTTCCGTAGTATGGATAGTTCATGCTTCATCCGTCCTTTCCCAGTAATACAAGGGTGTTTCGGCTCCGGAATCCCATGTGTCGTGCCAGTCTCCGTCTATCACGCACACCACATGGGACACCAGCGCCAGCAGATATGTACCACGCGGGTGATCCATTGCAAAATCACTCACGGAATAGCTGTCCGAACAGTCATCCGGGATAATATGCCGTGTAAAGCCCAGCTTCTTGAGATACGCGCCCCACACGGTGTTGGCGCTGGGCATATCCGCAAGTGCCAGACCCTGCATACAAAGCTGCACATACGTCTCATGCCAGCCCTGCCCCGTGGCGCGGCAAATCGCGCGAACAGGACAGTCTCCCACGTTCTTGCCGGAGGGATTCGGGTTATACCATACGAACATCACGACCACCTCTCTTTACCGCCAGCATACGGCAGATATTGCCGGAGAAAGCGTCAAGAAAAGGGCGAAAAAGTGCGTGTCGTTTTTTGTCGAACGATTTTTCTTGCGTTTCCCACTTGTGCGCATTACAATAAAAATACCCTGATTCCTTTCCTGCGTTCCATGTGCAGCAGGGAAGAAAAAAAGACACACCTACACGGTGTGTCTTTTTTCTGCTCTCAGGCCGTCGGCCATTTTTTTGTATGCGGTACGGCGGCGGCGCTTTACGCCGTCAACCGATACGTTCATACGGAACGCCTGCTCCACGCAGCTTCGTCCCCGCACGTCGCATTCCGCGATACACTGTGCCTCCTCCTGCGGCAAGTCAAAAGATTGGATCCACGCGATAGCTCTCTTGGGTGCCATGCTATGCAGCATAGCCCGTATTTCACGGTGCTCCTGGTTCATCCTGCTTTACGCAGGCTTGCGGATCGCCTTGCGGCGGGATGGTGCCATAGGATGGTTGCCCTATCGCCCGTTGCTCCTTTCCTTGATTTACGGTGCTCGCCACCGGTTTTTCAATTCCTTCACGGACTCGACGCCCTGCTCATTTTTCATGATGGCCTCCACGCCCTGTCGCACGTCTGACTCCTCATAGCCGTGCTCCAGCATCTCTTTATAGATCAGCCGCGCCGTCTCGGTGTCTTTGTCCTTCTGCGCCCGGTACAGCAGCTCGCACCACCGTTTTCGGTTCCCGGCGCTCCTGTCCATGCGATAGATCGCTTTTTCCATCTCAAACATTACCCGCACATTCCCTGTGTCGTTTGCGATGCTGCGAGCGATAGACCACATGTCGCGCCCCATGTTCCCAACGCTGATTCCAAAAACCTTGCTGCACATGAGCATGACCTGTTTCAGGTTGTAGGCCGTGGTGGTTTTTGAATCCCCGCCCAAGCCCTTGATAAAGGTTTTGGACGTTCTGATAATATCGTCTGCCGCCGCTGCATCCATACGGTCAACGGTGTACCCCTGCAAGATAGACAAAATGTCCTTCAGGTACGGAATACGGCCTACCGGATTTATGTTGCTGATAAGGTTTCCCCCCAGCACAACATTTTTCACGGCTTCGCCCGCATTTTTTTCATCACCGGAATAGCCGGTAAATGCTTCCAGAATACGTTCCGCCCAGTTCTTATCCTTGTCATCGTCCCGCAGGCCGTCCACAATGGACTGCGCCAGTGCGTTCACCACGTCCGTCACCAGCAATGCGCCTACAGACCGCTTCAGCTGCTTCAGCGCCTTGCTGCGCTTATGCGGATTCGTTTCATACACCCATGCGTCGTAGGCCCGCATTAGGACGTTCAGGCTTTTCAGCGGCTCACCCATGAAAGACGTGGCCTGCCGCGTCAATGCGTCGCTGTCCCGCATGATCTGCGTGCGCTGCATAACGCCGTCCACAACCTGCGTCTGGTCGATCACATCCGTGAACAGCTCCGCCACCTGCCGGTAATACGCATCGCTGCCTACTTCCGTGTTTGTGTTTGCTGCCACCTGCCATTCGCAGGCGTTCCAGATTTTGCCCCACGTCACCGCGTCGGCCTTTCCGGCCAGTGCCATGCTCTTGTCGTTCAGCCATTCCCGCACGTTTCCGTCTGAACCGTATACCTCACGCGAAATGGTGTACCGGCTGCCCTGGTCAAAGCCGGACGTATCCTTGATCCCCGCAATAGCCGCCCACTTTCTGGCCTTGTCCCATCCGTTCCCAGCCGTCGCGCCTTTCGTAAGACCCTTTGTCATGTTCTCCGGCTCCAGCACCACAGCCGCACGACAGTATGCCGTAGGCTGCTGGATGATCACACGCAGGTTCGCGCCAACCGCTGCGCCTTTCGTATTGCCCACGATGCGTTCCACGGTCCTTGTGGTAGAGCTGGCGCTTTTTACCATGCCGTTCTGCACATCCCGCATCAGGTTCCGCCAATAGCTCTGGGCCGCGTCGCCGTACACGCCGGACAGGACCTGCCGCACATTCTTCCCGGTCAGGTTGCCCATGCTGTCCCTGTACCGGTAGTTGTACAGACGGTTGATGTCCTCCATTGGAGCCAACAGTGTGGCATACTTGATCATATCGCTGGCGTTCTGCGCAAACACGTCATACGCGCCGCCGATGTCCAGCGCATTGCTGGCATTGGGGGTCAGGGCCTTTGCGCTGCCCATGTTCTTGATCGACCGTGCGTTGTCCGCGTCCTTCTCCACGCTGGAGGCCACCGCATCCTTTGCAGCCTTGATGGGCCAGTAATTCTCCTCCTTGAACTTACGGTAGCCGTAGACCTGCATACTGGCCTCGTTGCCCCACTCCGCCAGTTTTGTGCTTGCCAGTTTTTGCAGACCGTTTGCCACTTTGATCTGCTCAGGCGTCAGCACGGAGGTGATGGCCTTGATGTCCTCCTCCGTCAGCAGAATGTTGTCGTTCCCGCGCGGGATCGCCTTCAGCTTACCGTTCCGCTGGATTTCCGGCTGCACAATGCCGCCCACCGTCAGATGGTGCATAGCCTGTTCGCCGCGCCGCGCCAAATTGTACAGGTTCATGATCTGGTCGCTGGTCAGCGTCAGCTCCACGCCCCTGCCGGTGGTGAAGGTGTGTCGTTCAAACCGGTTTTTATACACGTCCGCATCCAGAAATTTTTTCGCCGCATTCCGCAGATCCATCAGCATCACGTGCTCTCGGTCCTGCGCGTTCCGCAGCGTTCGGTATACCTGCATGCCGCCGTCGCCGTAGGCGGAGAAGAACGTATACGGATCTGCCATGTCCAGCGAAATTTTCCGGTTTCTCCGCTTCCGGCTCATGCTGCCCATCATAAGGCTTTCCGCCCACTCGCTGGTCCGTGCGTACTTCTGATTGGCAAGCGTCCGGTCGTAGCTGGTCAGCGTGGTCTCGATAGCACGCACCGTGTTCCACACGGTCTCCAGCTCCGTCACATTCATGTCAGCAATGCGCTTGCCGCCCAGCGCGGACAGAGAATCCAGCAGACCGCCGCTTTCCGTCAGCGCCGGGTCTACCACCATATTCCCCTCGTTGTCCAGAATATCATCATAGATCTGCTTGAGCCGGTCTGCCTCCAGCGTCCTTCTGGTGGGGTCGCCGTCCGCGTTTTTCCGCAGCCGCCCATTTTCGTCGTAGCTGTTCGCGCTCTCCAGGTTAATATTCCGCAGCAGGGCCGCCACCACTACGCGCAGCTCCTCCGGAATGTGCTGCTTGTCCGTGGGATTCACCAGTTTGCGGGAGATTGCGCCGGTGTGCCGTGCGATCCGCGCCCGCATCGCCGTTGCCTTCCGTTTTTCGCTGCCCTTCTTGGTCTTCTCGTTGTACGTCTTCCGCAGCGCGTTTACGTCGTCCCGGCGCTTCTGCCGCTCGCGGGACAGCATCTCACGCACACGACCGACGGCCTCCTGCTTCTCCAGCGCACGCCTGTCTGCATACGTTTTCTTCTGCCGCACCTGATCGGAGATCATGCCGTCGATCAGCTGATTGGCGATCTCCTGCACCGCCGCATCCCTGTATCCCTCAAAGGGATTGTGGTAAACGCTGTAAAGGCCATCCAGCACATCCCCGATTTGCAGCAGTTTGTCCGCCTCCGCATACACGTCGCTGGGGAAATAGCCCTCGCCGAACATCTCCGTCAGCTCGCCATACACGGTATCCACAGACGTGCCATTGGACTTGTTCAGTTTCAGCGTTCCCATGTGGCTCTTTCGAAAATCGCCGTAGTTTGCCATGTCCCCGCCGAACTGGATGGTCTGCCGCTTCAAATAGTCCCGAATTTCCAGCAGCTCCGCGCCGTACTCCGTCAGCTCAGAGGTGTTGTCCACAATGGCCTCCGCCACGGCCTTGGCGTGTGGCATCAGATCCTCCATCGTCACGTCCCGCTTCATCACAGCCTTGGCAAGCGCGTCCATCTCGCTTTGGACGTCCGCGTATTTCACATCGCTGCCGTACTCGCGGATAAGATTCTGCCCCAGCTTTTTCACGTCCCGCAGCACCACGGACGGTTCCTTGCTGATGCGCATCTCGCCTTTCAGCTCCTGTACCCGCTGCTTCAGCGCCTCGTTCTGCTTGGCCAGCGCGTTTCGCTCCTTCTTGAGATCCCGCGCCTCGCGCTCCACCTCCGCCGTTGCTTTCAGAGAAAACCTCGCATTTTCCACGCTGTTGACGGCATCCAGTCGGGCTTTTTCATCGCCGCTTGCGTATTCGATCATCCTAACACCGGCGTTTTCCAACGCTGCCTTTACCTCTGCGCTGGCGTCGTTAGGGATGACCGCCGCCAACACCTCATCAAATCCAACGGCTCTCTGTGGCTTCGCCTCAAAATACCCCGTCGGCATATTGGAAATATCCTGTGCCAACCGCAGCACTTTTTCCGCTGTGTCCGGTTTAATTTGCAGCGTGGGGTATGTCCGCAGCTCTTTATCAATTCCCGCCACAGTCCGTTTTGTTCGCAGCGTCTCTACAATAGCCGACGCCGCATCGTCTGATGCGATAAACTCATTCCTTGCTGCAGGATCCTTAATCTCGTTGGTCAACTCCGCAAGGCGTTCAGAATACTTCTGCCGGATAGCACTGTATTCTTCTTCGGTCATTTTCTGCAAACGCCCGGAATCTCTTTTGATGTCAGCAATAGAGCCGTAATCCTTTGACGCAACACCCCAAATTGCCTGGCCACCAAAGAATGTGTTGGCACCCTTCTGATCGCCTTGCTTCATCGCTTTAACAATGTTTTCCAGCGTGATCTCATAGTGCGTTGCCGAAAAACTCCCGCGATTGCCGGAGGATGTATAGTAGTCCTTTCCGTTGTAAATGCCCTCGTTTTTTACAACTCCGTCAAACAGATCATCCAGCCATTGCTCGTACTCCTTCTGGTTTACCTTGTCGCGGATAGCTTTGTTGGTGGCATCCCTGTCCACTTCCTCCGTCACAGTCTCCGTGTTACCGACCAGATATTTTCGCGTATCCAACATATACCGCGTCTTTGCCGCAACGGTTTCTGCATTTACCACATCAGCCGCATCCTTTGCAGGAAGCCCCAGCTTTTCGTAGTATTTTTGCAGCGAGGCATTCAGCGCTTCGCCGTGTTCCTTAAACCACAGTTTTCTTGCCGCAATAGGCGACTCGCCGCCCTTTGCGCGGAAATCACTTACAACGCCGTCTCCCAACTCACGGATCAAGAACGATGCCATTTCCTGCTGGTTGTCGTCCATGCGTGTGACTTCGCGCTTTATTACATTCTCCACGGCACCGCGCCCAGTGTCTTCGAGGTAAATGTTCATCACGCGCGGATCATCGCGCATAGCCCCGACAACTTTATCTACGCCGCCCTTCCGGTTCAGCTCATCCTCCAGCGTGTTTGCCGCGGAATATAAGGGGTCTGCAAAGCTCCTGCCTTTCGCCCGCTCCATGCGGTAAAACAGGTCGTGGATTTTTTTGGCGGATTTCTCATTTACCTCGTACTCAATTCGCGGGGCAGTAGGTGTCCATGCGTCGTAACCGTACACCTTGTTGCTGCGGAACAGCTGCGGGTCAATGGTATCCTTGCTGAACACAAACGAAATGTCGCCGTACTCGCCGTGACCTTCGTCTGCCTTTACGATGGCAATACTCGGCATAGGCAGTCCACCCAGTTTTGCAGCGTCCAGCAGATTTTTCTCCGTCAGGTTATGCAGCGCCAGCAGGTTTTTTGTCTCCTCCACAGGCGCTTTCAGTGAAAACTGCGGCTTGACATTCTCGCCCCGACCTTTGAACTGTTCATAGATGGAATTGATTTCTTGCACATACGCATGGAAATCGTGAAACACGTTTCTCCCAACACCATCTGTAAACAGTTCCGTTTGTCCGGTTGCAATATGCCCATACACGGTGGCATTAAATTCATCATACAGTCTGGCCGGGTCTGCCGTTTCAAGCGTCGCACCCTGATGATCTGCTACTTGTTCCAAAAGTATCTGCGTAACAGTGTCACTGAAATTAAGCAGGTCGGGTGTGTGCTCAATAAACTCGATGTACGGTTCAAAATTCACCTGTCTCATGACGTGCATGATCTCATGCGGGGCCAGCATGCCCCTGTTTCGTTCAGGGGCGGTTTCCCTGAAAAAGATTTGACCATGTACAGAAAAAGCCGGGGACGCATTTGCGCCTCGTTCTTTTACCCACGCAGCATCAGAAACAACAAAACTGGGAACGCGGAACGCAACTGCCGTCTCCTGTGCGTCATAAGACACTGTTCCGGGAGCAGGTGTAACGGTATTGCCGTTCACCCACGCGCGATAAGGTTTTTCTCCAAAATCCGCACTTACTTCTCCGTATCGTTCAGAAGAAGGAGAAAACTCTCCGCGAACTGTTTGATCTTCTCCTCGTCCGGTTGTTCTCCCTTCTCCTTCGCCGCGTCCATAAGCTTCTTTACCAGCTCGTCCTTTTCGCTCATACTCTGTTCCCTCCGTAAAAGTGCTTTCTGTTTTCATTATAACACGTTGTTCCGCCGCGTCAAAGGCCGTCTGCCATTGCTTTGCAATGTCCTCCAGCTCGGCAAAGTCCTTGCCGTATGCCTCCTGCGCCGCCATGTCGCGGTATTTGCCGGTGAACAGGCCCCTGACCTTGTTGAGAAACTCCTTCAGGCTGTCCAGCAGCTTCTGTGCCGCCGTCCGGTTTTCCTTGGCGAACTTGGCAAACAGGTCTGCGTCGTCCAGCATATCACCGGCGAAGTCCGCCGCAAGCTCGTCCATCACCTCGTCACGCGTCAGCGTCACGCCCTCTTGCTCCGCCGTCTCCATGTACCGCTCCACGATCTCCGCCTCTGTGTCCGCACCGTTTTCCCGCATCTTGTACTCCACCGCCGCCTGCCGGAACTTCCGGTATTCAGAGGGGGACAAGTCCTGCATCCGGTGGGTGATCTCATGAGCGGTCACGTTCAAAAGCGGCTTGCCGCTGTCAGCGGCGATTTGGATGAGATTCTGCTCCTTGATGTACTGGCCGTTGGCTCTGCCGCCCAGCACCTGATCCACGATCTCGATCCGGACGCCCAGCTTCTTGCCCCATGTGTTCAGCGTGGCGGCGGTGTCCTTCTTTGCTGCGATCAGATACCGGCTGTACTCGTTGTCCGCCAGACCGGCACCCGCCGTGGTTGTCACGGACGCTACCTCCGCGTTCTCCCGTGCCACTTGCGCCCGTGCGTCCTCCAGCCCAGCATTGTACGCCGCGTACCGCTGCTCCGGCGTCAGCATCGCCGCGTACTTGCCCTTGGCCTTGTCCGCTTCGATGCCGTTCAGTCCCGCGTTGTACACGCTGGAAAATCCTGCATACAGGGAAGGTGCGTCCTCTGCCGTCCGGCTCATTTCCTGATACGCCTTTTGCCCGTTTTCCAAAAAGCCGCCTACGCGCTTCTCTGTGCGTTTCTGCGCAGCAGGGAAGGGAGGTGTAGCCCTCTGCGTTTCCTGCGTCACCTCGCGGCTTGCAAGCCCCGCAATGTCCCGTTTTACCTGACTGATCGGTTTGTCCGTGTCCAGCTTCACGCCGGTGCGCTGCTCCAGCACCTCCACCGCCACCGGGTCACGGGCGATAGCCGCCGCCTGATTGCCGGTGATGGTCTCGCCCCGCGTCACAGCCTCCACCGCCTCCGCAGACTTTGCGTTCATCTCCGGCGCGGTGTTCTGCTGCACATCTCGGTTGTACTGCGCTTTTGCCGCGCCATACGCCACACGGTTGCCAAGGGCATTCACGCCCATTGTGCCGCCGGACAGCAATCCACCGACGATCGCGCCGCCGGCAAACTCTTCGGCAGCGGTTCCCGGATCAAAAATCGCGTTTTCGTTTACGCCAAAATACGGATTATCGGCATCATATACTGCATTTTGCAGTGTTCGGTCGATGATGCCTTGCAGCACCTCCTCCTTGCCTTCGTCCAGCATGGTGTTCACCAGCGTCCGCCACGCCGCCTGGTTCGCCACCTTTCCTGGCAGGTTTTGGATACCGCCGCTGATCTCGATTTCCGACCCCAGCAGCGCGTTCCCGATGGCGTACAGCGCGGCCCGCTTGTCGTCCACTCCCTCCTCCTTTGCGTCGTTGTAGCTGTGAGAAAAGATCTGCGCCGCGCTGGAGAGATAGTTGGGGTCCTTGGCCCGTGCCGCCGCCACATTCTTCAGCGTCTGCACCAGCGCCGGGGAACTCTTGGCCGCCGTCTGCGCTGCCAAGGTGCCCGCCTTTGCCGCCGCGCTGGTGCCGCCGGAGGCGAAGGCGATGGCCAGCGAGGGCAGCGCCTCCACCGCAGACGCCAACAGATTCTCCCCCTTCTCCGCATACTGGCCACCCTTGGCGGTGTTTTCCGCGTACTTCTGCTGCAGCCCCTCCTGTTCGAGAGCGATATTCTCGTCCCATGCGTTGAAAAAACCGCGCTCGTTCATCGGTGCGATATTTCCAAACAGCGCGTTCCAGCCCTTGGCCACCGTGCGCTCTCCAAGGGCCAGCGGCGTGGTCACATCTCGTGCGATAGCCGAAAGACCCATGCCTCCCGCTTTCAGCAGGCCCTTTCCATAGTTGTACCCCTCGTTGGCCTGCTTGTCCGCACCATAATTCCCCGCGCCAAGGGCGGAAATATTGTAGTCGTTTTGCTTTTTGGAGCTGAAATATTCCTTGTTTGCCTGCATTGCAGCCTTGTCCGTATGCCATGCAACGCCGTCAGAGGAGCCTTTGCTCGTATCAACACCGACATATGTGGCCTTTGGGCCGCGCCTATCCTGCGCTGCAGAGGGGCCAAGCGTTCCGGTATATGTTACTTTTCGCTTTTTCCCGTTTCGTTCGGTATTCCCAACGTAAGTTACCTTCATACGGCCTCCTAATCAGAAACGTTAAAGCCCATTTTCTTAATATCCTGTTTTTGTTTCGAGCTAAGGTCATCCCACACAGATTCTACCAACTGCGCCGCTCCCTCGGCATCCCCGGCATACAGCCGCCCACTTATTGTTCTCTGTATGTCGCTGAAAGAAGCAACGCCGCTGCCTGTCGCCTTTACCTTGTTGCCGGAATTTTCGATGCGCGGCCCGGTCCCTGCGGTAAAATCAAATTGATAATCCGCAGAATTGGCCTTCGTCTGCGCTGACGACCTTGCCGCTGCCTGCGCTGCTGCCTTCTGCGCGTTATAATCAGCCAAGCTGTCCCTGTACCGGTCATATTCGTCGTTGGCCAGATTGCGGTACAGGTTGGCGTTGTCCAGCAAATCGCTTCGATCCTGCGAGTACATCTGCCGCGCTACCTCTTCCAGCTGTGCCATGTACTGGTTGTACTGCTGCTGCGCCGCCGTGGTGGCATAGCTGGAGGCAAGGCCACCGGTGCGGCTGGCCACCTGACCAAGAACGTCCTGCATGCTCATCCGCCCGTTATTCCCGTACCGGTCAGCCAACGCCTGATACTGACTGCCCTTTGTCCAGTCATCGTAGTTCATGCTGATCAGCTGTTTGGCCAACTCATTCAGCGTGTCCATGTACTCGCTGTTGTAGGTGGGCAGCTCGTCAATGCTGGCGGGGAGGGTTACCTGCTGATTCGATCCGTAAGATCCGCCGCTGGATGCCCCGCCTCTGCCGGTATCCGTCGGCAAGAAGGCAATGCCTGCGCCGCCACGGATCGCCCCGGCAAGAACAGCATCCGGGGAAAGCCCGCTCGGTGTTCGCGGAATAGCGCCGGTAATCGCACCAGTAACCGCTGCGGTCGGTCCCGTGGTTGAATAGTTCCGAGGTGCTGCACCGGAAACGGCCCCTGCAATGCTTGGCGTGGGCGTTATGGTGCTCCGGGAGCCGTTGATGTTGCCAATGTTGTAGGGGCCGACCCCCCAAGATTTCTCAATGGCATTTGCCAAAGACGGCAGTGTGGTTTTTTTCTTCCCAATATCGTCGTATTTTTTTCTGATATCCATTATGTGCCCTCCGTGTTGTTGTTTTCCAGTGCCGTCACGCGCTGTTCCAGTGCCGTCACGCGGCCAGCCAGCGCAGTTTGGTCATTGCTCAGTGTCGTAACGCTTTGCAGCAGTGCAGATATGCTGGCACTGTGGCTGTTCACTGTGCTCTGCAATGCGGACACTGTGTTTTGAAGCGCAGTCAGCAAAATGTAAATCTCGGAACTGGAAACGCCTGCCGCACTGACTGTTTTGCCAACATTACTGATGGCCCAATCTGTCCGCTGACACATATACCTGATATAATCCTCGATGATTTGGAACGCAGTCTCAGGGTCTGATTTTGGTATAGCGTTTAGGCTCTCCGGAAATACGATCACGTCACATCACTCCCCAAAATAAATTCTCTGGATATACCGAGAACCGCGCACGGGCCTTTTCCCTCCAACCGAAGCTCAAATTTATCGCAACGGTTTGCAGCAAACCGCATCCGCGTCACATTGACCTCGCGTCCGATCAGTCTTCCGCACTCCTTCCACGGCTTTCCATCGCAGCGCATTTTGACGATCACATAGCTTCCCACCGGCAATTCCACCCGCATCAGCATCCGTGAATACGCTTTTTTCCCGTTCAGCGTTTCATACATCGGCGCAAATTGCACCATCCACATCTGCGTCTGCGGCGTTTCCTCTCCATCCAGCAGATAAATGTTTCCGCTGCCGTCCAGCATATAAAGCTGCCGACCCAGCCGCGCAAAATCTACCGCCTTTGTCTCATCCTCCAGCACCCAAATGCCTGTTTTGGTCTCGTACACCATCAGGCGGCTTGTGTCACCGTCTTTTACGCTCAGGTAATATCTGTCTCCGTCGTTTCCTGCCACCGCGTCCGAAAAAACTTTTTCGCCGAAATTCTCACTGATCAGCGTGGGCGTACCGCCGGAATAGGCGTACACCCCGTGAGGCCCTTTGTAAAACAGCGTGTCGTTAATGACCTGCTGGCTCTTGTGACACCCATCTTGCAGACCTTCCAGCTCGTAAGTGTACATGGAATATTCTGCCGGATAGCCGCCCAGCATTTTGTGCAGTTTTGTTTCCTTCCAAAACAACACGGAAGAGCTGAGCTTGCAGCATCCTGTAAATTTTCCATCCGTGCCGACCGCCAGCGTATAGGAATCCGTTGAAAGTCCTTCGTACACATAAAAGTTGGTGGGGTCTCCCAGCGCACTGGCGTACAGTGTCTGTGTTGTACTGTTGCACCCCCATAACCGGTTTTCGCTTTCGCAGATAAAATCAAGATCCGGAATTTTTCGCTCTATCTTGATGCTTGTGCTGGTTTCCGTCGCCTCTGTAAAGGTATTGTCTGCCACGGTGATTTCCTTGGCAGTGACGGCTTTGATCACAAAATCCTTATTGTTCGCGCTCTGCGTCACACAACCGGATAGCGTAACTCCGTCGCCCGCCTTGAAAAGCGTTGTCAGGTCCGTCCACCCGCTTACCGTCATTTTATTCTTCGTAAACTTGGCTTTGCTTCCCGTCACCGTCGCCGCCAGCGGCTTTATTTTTTTGGAGTTAATATCCAGATACACCTTGTCCGGCCATATCACCATCTTCGTGTTGATCACGGCGAACTGCTTTTGCCCTGCTGTCACTGTCCCGATCTTTTTCCCATCATACAGCAGAGATGTCCCCTGTACCACGACCAGCTTTCCCCATGCCGTCATTGCCGTGGCGTTCTTATAGGGGTCTTTTTTCACGCGGCCTTTTCGCGTGGTAATATAGGGCCACCGTCTGGCAGACACATTCAGGCTATCCCGTAAATCGCCGTCTTTCAGCGCATCTGACCAGTTGATGCCGCGCATCTGTACAATATCCACTTTGTTTGGCCGCAGATCATACGGCAATTCCGGCATTCGCATCACATCACCTGCACACTTCCGCCATACGCAGGGCAGTTGTTCCGCCGCCACCACGCCAGCGCCTCACCCAGCGCCTCGTCATACACGGCTTTGTCGTTGCCGTACAGCGCTGTTTCGTTGTTGTAGTAGTCAATTTGGCTGCACAGATACAGCACATATACCCGGTCATAGGGGGGAGGGAGCAGAAGCTCCCCGTCCCCCGTGGGCCAGTCGTGTACGCGAGATTCTGTGCATATCCGTTCTGCGATCTCCTTATCCAGTCCCATCACCCACGCCGCCTTTTGCTCGTCGCTGATGGTATTCATCCGCAGCTCATCCGCCTTGGAGATCGTTCCCGTTACTGTCATGCCGCACCTCCTTACACCCCAAGCAGCTTGCCCCAAGTTCCCTTTCCAGCGATACCGTCAGCGCCGAGGCCGTACTTGGTCTGGAACTTCTTCAGCGCCGCTTCCGTGCCGCCGCCGAAGTCGCCGTCCGCACCGGCAGAGCCGCAGGAGAACCCGTAGGCGATCAGCGCCGCCTGCAAGGTCTTGACATCTGCGCCATCCATGCCGCGACGCAGCACGCGCACAGCCACAGAAACCGTTTCGGCAGGTGCAGGTGACGGGGCTGGCTCCGCATCATCCCTCGCCGCAAACGGCACGTCCAGCGCCGCGCAGAGGCCCTTGGCGATGGTCTCACCGATGAGCGTCGTATGGTTAATAATCCACTCCGCGATGTGGACCACATCGTGGAAATCTACCTCGATGTATACCGTTGGCGCGGCGGGGTGCTTCACCTCGTACAGGCTTGGATAAGCGCGAATAACGTCCGGCGCACCCGGCGTCACGGGTCCCAGTACATCCATCACAGCCTTACACGCCTTGTACCCTGCGCTTGCCTTATCGGAGCTGTAGCAGAACAGATGCGTACCGCTGGCCTTTCCGTTACAGGCGTTGGAATGGATGGGGACGTGCAGGTCGGCCTTGAAGCGGTTGGACGCCGCCACACGGTTCTGCATGGTGTCGTACTGCCCCAGCATGACCTCCACACCGGAGCGCTCCAGAGCGGCCTTGCAAGCCTCGGCAATGCGCCCGCACTGGATGGCCTCTGTGGTGTTGCCCACCGCATAGCTGTTGCTTCGCTGGTCGCTGGGGGACAGATACACCCTTTTAGTCATTGCTGCCAGCCTCCTTGTGGTACTGTGCCGTGCTGATGCACAGCACCGCGCCGAGGAACGTGTCCACGGCGGTGATAGTGGTCACCACCTCGTCGGCATAGGGCCACGCCCATACCGCCGCCAGCGCCGCGTACAGCGTGGCCACGGCGGGCATAACGATGATGACCAACCACTTGAGGATGTCGTATACCTTGTTGTTCAGCTTCATAACAAATTCCTTTCCGGCCTGTCGGCCTGTTCCATTTTTGCCTCACCGAATGGGCAGCTTCCGAACTTCCTCCATGACGCGCCGTGCGCTGCCGTTGCCGCCCATCTTCTCATACGGCTCATAGAGATACACCTGCAAATTCTCGTACTCGTCCTGTGTGACGTAGCCCCGCTCGATGTACACCATGCCGAGGTGGATGATGCGGTCGTGGGCCAGTCCCACCAGCATCTTCCGCTCCGCATCGTCTGCCTTGCTGCGCTTGGCTGTCAGCTCCATCCGCTTTAGGATCACCTTGCTCACCACGCCCCACAGGGCGGTAGAGGTCAGCAGTGCCACGATCAGCGGCACGCCGACATTCGTCCATGCTTCCATCAAGTCACCCCCTTACAACTCGGCGCTGAGCACGATCTGTGCTCCCTGCCGCAAAAACAGGGCGTAGGTCTCGCCCGCCGTCAGGCCGCTGGACGTAAAGATCAGGCTCCGCATGCTGCAAGCCCCGCCGGTCTGCATCGCCCATCCGCCTGTGACCCTGGTGACGTCCTTCACGTCGCTGGACGTTTTGCCCGCCTTGAAACGCGATACGCCGCCGGTGGGGATGGTGGGTGTAGGCGATTTGCGCATGGGCACAGCCAGCGGGATGGGGACCCACAGGTCGACGGTGTTGTTGGCGTACCCGATGGCCACGCCGTTGCCGGAGGTGTCGTAGGGCGTGGAGATGATCTGGAGATAGCGCATGCACTTGGTCAGCTCCTCGCCGTAGTCGGGCATCTCGTTCAACACCCACGCGCCGCTGCTGTTCTGATGGGTCAGCGTCTGCTCCGTCCCCAACTCCAGTTTGACGGCCACGAGTTTTTCCCCCGCCGCCGTGACTGTGACCGTCTTGTTTGCGCTGTTGTAAGTCGGCACCACCTCGCCCACTCCGGCCTGCGTCAGGGCAGATGCCGTCACAGTGCCGACCGGCGCGGTCTCCAACACCTGCTGCATGGTTCCGTTCAGCGTGATGCCGTCCGTGTTGATCGTCACGCTGCCGCTCACCAGTTTCCAGCGGTCCAGAAAATACCCTGCGCTGCTGATGGTGCCGCTGACGTCCCGCTGGTTCACCGGATTGACAAAATACCAGTTGTCCAGCAGATTCCGGTTGCAGGGCTGCACTTTGGCAGCGATGACGTTGCCGCTGATGGCGATACCATCGCCAGCCGTATACGGTGCTGGTGCGCCGATGTTTGACCGAGCCTGCGCCTTCTGGGCGTCGGTCAGGGTTTGCGGGGCATTGTACTTGACGGCGTTTTGTACGTCTGCAAGATCACGCCCAAATTGCGCCTCAGAGCCGACATAGCCACTGGCAGATGCCGTTTCGTATGCGCTTTTCCCGTCAGCCCCAGGGTCGCCCTGCGCCCCAGGCGCACCGTCCTTGCCGGGAAGCCCTCGTTCGCCCTGTTTTCCTTCTGCACCTGCTGGGCCTGTCGCGCCCTGCGCGCCAGCTGGGCCGACCACCAGTCCCAAATCAATTTCAGGCATTTTTTTCCTCCTTACACTGTCAGTATTAAATGACCGGCGCTGTTAATGGAGAGATTCGGCGGTACGTTCCCCGTATAAGACAGGATCAGATGTCCGGTCTCATCGATCCGAAAACCATACATACCATCCGCTTCTACCACTGCGCCAGCTGGGCCGGTATCGCCCTTTTCGCCGGGCGCACCGTCCTTGCCGGGCGCACCGTCCTTGCCGGGCGCACCGTCCTTGCCGGGGATGCCCTGTTGCCCAGTGGCTCCTGTCGGGCCGGTTTTTCCTTTTCCGCTGATGCTGCTTTTGTAAAAGCTGCCGCTTTCCGGATCCCATAGCATCCAGTATCCGTCCCCGCCTAAATATGGGTATTTCCCCACAGCGCTTTCCGCCTTTGCTGCGGACTGTCCGGCTGAAACGGCGTCACTTTTTGCTGAAACGGCATCTTGTTTGGTGCTTTCCGCACTTGCCGCCGCTTTCGTTTCGCTTTCTCTTGCGGCATTGGCGTTATATGCCGCGCTGATTTCACTTTGTTTGGCGGCATTTTTGCTTTTCTCGGCATCTTCGGCGGCGGATCGTGCATCCGCTATCGTTCCGATGATCGCTTCGATCTGTGTCTGCATCTGCGCTGCCTGTGTAGGCGGCACATCCTGTTCCGTTTCTGCGCTGCCGCTCCACTTGCTTTCGCCCACCGTAAAGGTACCGTATACCGCCGTAGTCGCCCGCGCCTCTTTGCCGCCGGAAGCCTCTGCCCCCTTGATGGCAAGCGCTATATCTCCCGCGTACTTTTTTGCCCCGTTCGGCACCGGCACAAGGTAGACATTGGTGGTACCGCTCTCCAGCATTTGTGCAGCCAGCAGCACCTCCACGGTGCTCTCGCCAAGCGCATCGCAGAACTGTACCGTTTTCGCCAGTCCCTCCCACATGGGGGAGAACTCCATCCGCAGCACCACATCATTGTGACTTCCCGCCGCGCCGATCAGCACCTTGTCACCGGCGATGTATTCATTCTGTATTTTCAGCGGGATCGTTCTTACCATGTTTCCCGTCCTTTCTGCTGAAAGACGGCGCAGCAAGTCAAAAGGGAAGCGCCCCTCCTGCCTTGCTGCGCCGTGTCACAGCCATTTTCGTGTCTCGCGGTAGTATGCAGTTGTCAATTCAGCTGCGCCTTGACCGCCTCATATTCCCGGCTCTTCTGCTCCAGCATCTCCGCCGTCGCCGCGTCCTGTGCCATAGAGCGGCGGATGATGTTGTACACCTCGCGGGGAATGCGGACGTGCTTGCCGCGCTGGATGCGGTACACCTTGCCGTTCCAGCCCACCACGATGTCGTCCTTGTACCGATCATCATCCTTGAACGCCCAGAACGGCACCATGCCGTCGTCGGAGGCTTCCCCTGCCGCCATACCGCGCATAACGGCCTCTGCTGCTTTCGCGGCCTCCTTGGCATCCTCAGCCTCCTTCTTGGCCTGCGCCAGCGCCTCATTGGCTGCTGCCAGCGCCTTTTCCATCTCCTCCGGAGTTCTCTGCTTCTTGTTGTCAGCCATGCTCATTCCTCCTTGCATTTTTGGTATGCGGAGGGGGATGACCCCCTCCGCGTTACCGTCAGTTCATCGCGCCGCTCTCAAAGGTAGAGGCGGATTCGATGCGCACCATGTACTGCTCCACCAGACGCTCCGCCACCTTGGTCAGCTTCCAGCCTGCGGTGGCACGCTGATCCAGCGGGTCAGCCGTACCGGCGGAGCCGCGCTGCTTGACGATGTGCTGCAAGCCGCCGCCCTCCAGCTCCGTCACGCCGTAGGCATCCGCGCCGAGGATCAGGGTAGAGTACACGTCGCGGCCATTTGCGCCGCCCTCGCCGGGATACACCACCGTGCCGTCGGTCACAGCGGCAGGTGCCGTTTTCGTAGTGATGGTAGCGGCACCGGCAGCACCTGCGGCAGCAGATTCCACCTCCAGCAGATCCTTGCCGATCAGAATGTCTCTGCCGGTCAGCGCCTTGGCCTGCTTGTCGGTGAGCTCTTCTTTGATGGTAATGACCTTCCCGGTCGCGCTCTTGGCGGTCAGGTTGCGGGCGCTTTCCTCGGCGCCGTCCTCGATCTTCAGGGGAGCGGCATGGAAGATCTTTGCCTCTGTGGTCTCCACAAAGCGCACGCCCTCGATCTTGCCGATCTCGCCCTCGTAGATGCCGTCGGGGTCGGAGTAGGTCTTCACATCCACCCACTTCTTGTCGCTCATCAGGTCGTAGGCGGTGTCGGGATGGATGATACCGGCAAAGTAGCCGTTGATCTTCTGGGCGTTCATGACCTTCAGGGCGCGTACAGCCTTGCGGATGTCGTCCACCGTCAGGTACTTGTTGTTCTCGGCGGTGCTGTCGCCGCCCACCAGCTCAGAGCGATCCTTCGCCCCACCGGCGTACACCACATTGGTGCCGCCAGCCAGCACCTCTCGGGTGATGGTGTCGGCGGTACGGCCTGCCTGAGATGCCAGCAGGCGGGTGGCCTGTACCAGGTTGTTGTCGATAGCCGTCAGCTCCAGAATGTCGGACAGTTCGATGTAACCGCCGTACTGCTTGATGGTGGCGCGGATCACGCCCATGCTCATCTTCTGCCCGGCGGGGGTCACACCTTCGGTCAGAGGCACCAGAGCCTTGGGCAGGCTGTCGTACTTCCGGAACTCGATGGTTTTACCGCTGTTCTTGGGGATGGGGTGCTTCTGGCCAAACTGGTCATGGATCAGCTCCGGCTCGGCGAGGTTGATGAGGCGCATAGAGTAATACACCTTCATCTCATCGCTGAGACCGGGATCCAGCGTGGTATTGGTGTATGCGTCAAACAGGTTCAGCATCACCGGCAGCAGGTACAGGTCGTTGTAAATTGCGTTCATGTAATAGCTCCTTTCCGCATATCGCAGCGGAGCCGTAGGTCAAAAGGAAATGCGTTCGCCTCTTGCTACTCTCCGCTCGATCTCCTCGAAGTCCGCTCTCGTCAGCTTCGAGGGATCCGTCTTTGTAACAAACGCGCTGTTGGAGCTGGTTCCGTTCTCACTGGGACGATTTCCCTTGGCCCGGACGTTGTCGGCCACCTTCTTCTCCGTGCTGGCGGCAGCGGCCTGTACCGCGTTGCCCATCAGCTCATCAAAGTGCAGCACCTTGTAGGCATGCTCCATCGGTGTACCGGCTTTCAGCAGGTTCACAAACTCGTCGTTTTGCAGCTCCTGCACAAGGTCAAAGTTCTGATACATGGGATTGCCCCTCATGGCCTCCGCCTCCATGTACCACTTCTCGCTCTGCGCCCGGATCTGCGCCTCCTGCTGATGCATCTGCTGGCCGCGAAGCAGCTCGGCGTTCTCCCTCCGCAAACGGCGAAACTCCTTGTACTGCTCCTCGCTCATGCCCGCCTCCTCGGCGGCTTCGCTCCAGTAGGCGTGGTCGTTGTCCACGGCCTCCAGCAAACGCTTTGCGTCCCCGTCCGCGATGCCGTAACGCTCCATCAGCGTATCAAGCACCGGCTGGTAGGACTGCATCCGCTTCTCCGTCTCCCGCGCCTCCTTGAAGCGCCGGTCGATCATCCGCTGTGTCTCTTGGGTGTACAGATCCTTGTACTCCCCATTGATCAGCTCCCGGAAAGCCTTTTTCTTGGCCTCCAGCGCGTCGGACGTGGTCTCCACGCCCTTTACCTTATCCTCAGTCCCGGCGTCGGACTGTACTTCCGTCTGGCTCTCCGCCTGTTTGCCGTACTTGACGTTGGCCAGTGCGCCCGATTTGCTCTGGCGGGTGGTACCGGAGCTTGCCTGTGTCTCGCCCTGTGCGGTGGCAGCTGTCGCCCCATCGCCGCCCTCGCCGTCAAAGAGGCAGAGGGAAATCCTGTAAAGGTACATATCTGTTCCTCCTTTGATTCGCGGGCATATCGCTCCCGTGCAGCGCTCCCCATCCACCCTTGCGGCGGGCGGCGGCTATTCACCGCCGTCACACCGCGCAGGCAGGGAGGAAGTATCTATATCATAGGAAGGGGGCGCGGTCTCCCGCACCCCTAAAACGAAAAATATTTTTATTTTTTTTCGATTTTTACGGAGACCGCATCCGGCTTTGCCATTTCCAGCTGCAAAAAGCCGATTTCCAGCAAATCATACAGCCACCTACCGCCGCGCCAGCGCAGGTACGCATCCCCGCTGTCCAGCCGTTCCAGCACCAGCTCCGCCTCCTGCGTATTGTGCAGCCATCCCGCAGCCGCGTACAAAAGACAGCTTACCGCCGCACACACGTCAGGGTATCCCGTGGCGTGTCCCTTGCACCTCACGGAGCAGCTGTCCCCGTGATGCAGTGTTACCTCCGTCATAGGCTGGGCGTGCTCCGCTTTGCCAATGCCTGCCCGTAGCCGGTCATAGGCGTCTGCGCCTCCATGATGCCGCTTGCAAGCTGGCTGGTAGCCTCCGCAGGTGCGCCGCCGCCAGTCTGCGCCGGTGCATCGCCCGCGCCCTCCTGCGGCAGGATAGCGCCCGTCAGCATGGAGATCTGCGCCTGCATCTGCATCAGCATATTCAGCAGGGTCTGCCCCTGCATCACCTTTTCCCGCACGGCCTGGATGCCCTCAAAGTCCATCATTTCCAGCGCCGTCAGGCTGGCCTGCGCGTTATCCGGATTAAAAAAGCCCAGCGAGTACAGCTCCTTGGCCCGCTCGTTCTGTTCCATGCGGGAGAAGGGGTTCTTTTTCTGCGCCTTGATTTTGAGGTCAAACACCGGCTTACGGAACATCTCGTTGCCCATTGTGTCCAGCCCCGTCACCTGATCCTGCAAGCCCGCGTTGTCGAAGTCTACGAACTGATACTCGTTGCCATCGCCGGTAACGCGGAAGCTGCGGCTTACGTCGTAAAACTGCCGCATCAGCTCCACGCACAGCGTGTTGATCTGGGTATAGGCGCGGTAGCTGGCGGAGATCATATCCCGGCTTGCCTTGTTTCCGGCCTCCTGCAAGGCGGCAATCGCCGCTGCCGCCGTCACGTTGGAGGTGCCGCCGGAGTTCACGTCGCGGTTTGCCGCCGTGTCCTTCATTTCCTCAATCTTCATCTGCGCCACCGTGACGTAGATATCACTGAGCGGCTGGGTGACGATCTCCTTGATCCTCTGGTCGCCGATCTCGCCGTTGACGTGTACCAGAGGGCGGTTCCAGTCGATGAACTCCTGCTCGTTGATGGCCGTACTCTCCGACACGAAAAAGCGCTTTTTGGTCGCCATCATCGCGTTTTCCAAAATGTTGGCACTGAGCTTGTCGATATACAGCTGGGGGTCTTTGCAGATCGCCACATAGCCAAAGCCGATAGGCGTACCCTTTTCCGGGTACATCACGTCCAGCACAACAGGGTACATCCCGTGGTCGTAAAAGCCCCGCTCTCGGTATTCCGGATCGTTCTCGCTGGCATACAGCAGGGTAGACCCCACAAACTTGATGTAGTGCAGCGCCGTCCTGCCGCTGGGCGTCTTGACCTTGTAATACCAGTCCACCACCACGCTCTTTTCGCTGGTGTCCACGGTGTCATCGTAGATGTATTCTTTTACGTCCACGACCTTGCCCTTTTGCTTGCCCCTGAGCTGGGGGTACTCGCTGTCCAGCAGGTCGTTGTCCACCAGATCCACGATAAATAGATTCCGGCTCTTCTGGATGTCCGTGATCCCCGGCTCCCAGAACAGGTTCAGCAGGTCGATGTTCCGGATCTCAATGTCGCCCAGCCCGTTGTCCTTCCGGCTGTCCCAGAACACACCGTACACCGCCGTGCCGTGCTTAAGCTTTTCCCACCAATTGTCGGAGTACACCTGCTCAAAATGGTTGTACTCCTGCACCACCGGCAGGATCTGGCTCAACGTCTTGGCGCTCTGCTCGTCGCTGCGCTCACGGGGCAGCACCACCGGCTCCGGGTAGTTGTCCATCGCGTCCGCGTGCTTGTTTTGGATGGTGTTAAACAGCCACGCCGACGTAGGCTTTGGCTGGGGAGGGGAGGAGAGGACTTCCTTGCCGCTCTTGTCCACCAGCTTGGCTTTACTCTGACCGATGCCCTCCCAGTGCCGCAGCTCCCACCACAACTCGTCGTTGACCACACGGCTCTCCAAATTGCCCTTGCCGTTTTTGTACCGCGTCAGCAGGTCGATACCGCGCTCCACGTCCTTTTCCGTAATGGTAGGCGTGTCGTCCGTCCGCTCCAGCAGCATCGCCGCCATCTCCGGCGGCATACCGTCCTCCGGCACAATGCCGGGGATGCCGTATCTCTCCATATCCTTTTCCCCCTTAATAGGTCTGATAAAATGCGTACCGGCTGGGCCTGTACTCGTCCTCCGTGTCCAGCGGCGAATAGGGCCGCTCCACGATGTGCCCCATATCTTTTGGCCCGATAGGGTTTTTCATACAGACGTACCGCAACTGGTCGTAGATATGATCTTCGCCGTCCGTGTCGATGTCCTCCACGTCTGTCTGGTCATAGACCAGGTTGGGCACCGTCCGGATAAAGTTTTTGCAGGTGGCGAACACATACAGCATCGGTACACCGTCTCCGTCAAACGCCAGCCGGTGGTGGATCTGCATCTTTCCGTTGATCCGTGCGTGGTCGCCCTTCTCGAAGTAGACCCGCTCCCGTTCCATCAGCGCTCCCACGCTCTCCGTGCCGTCGCTTTGCCAGATGGCCGGGTCGCCTACCCGGTGGATGTCACGCCCCCGCAGGTTGGGATCGTCCGCCTCGATGCGGCGTATCTCCTGCGCCACTTTGGTCGGCTCCCACATCACGCCACGGTTGGGTGTCCCGTTGCAGCCGTAAAACTCCCGGATATGGTACATCCGCCGGTTTCTGTCCACGGCGTACCACCCCACGGAAAATGGCCGGGAATATCCCCAGTCCAGCCCGCACCAGATCACCCAGTCCTCCGGGATGCGGAACGGCTCGATGACGTGGGTCTGCTTCCTGTCCAGATAGTGCTCCCGGTCGTTTTTCCACTCCGTAAACACCTGACCCTCGAAACTGTCCCAATTTCCGTACAGCAGGGCATTCCGCTCCGCTTCCGGCATACTGGCCAGCCGCTGCACATACAGCGGGTCATTTTCCATTAAAATTTTGTTGTCAAACACAGAGGACGGCACAAATATCCGCTGCTGCTGCCCCGTGTGCTTTTTCCCGTCCGGCGTATACCACACCGCCTCCTCCGTGATGGGCTGCATCGGCGGTGCCGCCGTGATAAACCGCGCCTTGACCCAGCCATGCCCAATGTTGCCGGGGTTTGCGGTGGAGCGCATATAGACCCGTGTCCCCGCCCCGTTGGGACGATTACGGGATTTGAGGTAGTCGTATTCTTCCTGCGTAAAATGCGTCAGCTCGTCAAAAGCGATAAAGTCATACGCCTGCCCCTGATACTGGATCTTGTCCTGCGGACGGTTCATGCTGCCAAACACAATCTGCGCGCCGGAGGGGAAACGCCATGTGTGGTTGCTGCCGTTGTACCGCGCCTTTGGATACGCACGGGGGTAATAATTCAACGTCTTGTCGATCAGCTCCCGCAGCTGGGGGAACGTCTTGCGCAGGATCAACGCCTTGTACCAGGGGATATGCACCTGCCGCAGCGCCTCTATCACCAGCGCGTCGCTCTTGCCGCCACCCGCCGCCCCGCCATACAGGGCTTCATATTCCGGCCTTGCCATAAATACGGCCTGCCGCTCCTGCGGCTTCCACACGATCTCAGGCATCCGTCTTTACCTCCGGCATCAGCACCACGCCGATCTCCTGACGGTCTGCCTCCGGCGCTTTCTCGCGCCATCCGAAATTACAGCTCAGACTAAACTTTGCGCCATTCGCGCCGTCACGGTCATACAGCCGCGCCTCTGCGTATTCTTCGCACCGCGCCTTTGCTCGCGTGACCGTGTCCGCGAATTCCGGCCTTGCCTGATAATCAATCAACGCCTGCCGTCCGGTAAAGCCCAATGCCAGCGCCAGCCCCGTGATCGTCGGAGGCTTTGCGTTTATGATGATAGGTATCCCGTACTTATCCCGCACCGCGCATCCGTCGTCCCCGATAAACGGCTCTCCCTCGCACACCTTAAAGTAAGCGTCAATCGCCGTTTGCATCGCCTTTACGCTTTTCCATTTTCTCGGCGCTCCTGCCGGCATACGCTCACACCTTTCTTTCCTGCCGCAGCGGCCTCCCACCACTGGCCTTTGTCATTGCCGCGTCCTTCCCCGGCTTTCGCCTCGCCTATTACGTTCCCGCCGTGAGCTATGCGCCCCGCAAGCATGCATAGCATCCGCCACGGCGAAATTCTTTTGTTTTACACAATCGGTCGGGTACCGGTGCGGATGGCTACTGACCTACACGACGGCCTTGTCCAGAGACAGCCGCCACCACGCCGCTTCCACATCTACAGATTTCGCCTCGGATTTTCGCCGCACACGCCGGTACCCAGACCAATCACGGAACTTTACAGCCCTGCGCCGGTACGTCGGTCGCATCCGTTCATCTCTACAAAGCCGGTGCCAGCCAATAAATAAATTCCTTCGTCCTGCCGCTTTCGTACAGCGCGCAGAAAAGACCACTTTCGCAGGCTTACGCTCCGTGCGGCTGCGAGGCAAGAGGTCACGCCTATGGTGCAGACGGTTGGGCTTGAACCAACGACATACCTCCCGGCGCGGTGCTCTACCGACTGAGCTACGTCTGCATATTGCTCCATCCGGGCGGAGCCGAAGCCCCGCCCATCAGGAAAGAAGGGAAAAAAGAAAAAGAATGGAGATGCAGAGTTTGCCCCTGCATCTCCCATGATAAAGTGCGTTTTTTCAATTTTTCCACTTTTAAGTGGAATTTTCAAAATTTATTTTTCTGCAATATCTACCACGCAGGGATAGTCCGTCCTTCCCATCAGATAGTCCACCGACACGCCGAATTCATCCGCTATGCTCTTCAGCGCGTCCATCGTCGGCTTCGCCGTCCCCAGCTCATACCGGCGTATAGCATCTGAATTCAGCCCGCAGCGCTCCGACAGCACATACCGCTTCAGTCTCTTTTTCTCCCGCAGCTTTCTAAGCCGTTCCGGGAATTCGCTCATATCAGCACCTCCTCCGGGAAAAATGTTTCCCTGACGCCCTTGCACTCCGCCACGATGTATCGCCCCTTTGGATGCACATACACCACCGTCGCCTTGCGCACGGGGTACTGTTTTTCCGCCTTTCCGGAGCCGGGGAACGGGTCCGGCATCGTCAGAAAGCGGGCGCGAATCACATCACCCTTCTGCATTGTCCCTCCACGGCGTATCTACGCACTCCGGTTTTTTGCACCGCATTTCGATCGCCCACAAAATGTTCCACGCCGCCGCCAGAAGGTGATCTTCGTCCTCCTGCCCGTCCAGATACTTTGCCGCGTGTCGCATGGCACTGTCCATCAGGCTGCTGGTGGGTATCCCTTTATCGACGTTATGCACCCCATATTTGAGCGCCCCTGCCTCGCAGTGCTTGCTTACCTCTATGATCGCCGCCCACGGCAGAAGATCCATGCGACCTTTCCCGCTGTGCATGTCCCGCTGCGCCCCTGTATTAAACGTCGTGCGCTCTCCGCTGTCCTTAATGTTCATGCTTATCCTCCCTCGTGGCAATATCCGTTTTCATCCGTGTTTTTTCCCCAATATGTGCAGTGCAGGACATTTCCGATCACCACTGATTGATAGCAGTCCTTGCAGCGTACCACGACCTCTGCGTCTACGGTGGGCATTTCCCGTATCACTCGGTCAGCTTCTGTGAAACCTTCGGCCAAATTATCCAAATGCGTTTCCCCTGCCAAAATTAACTTCCGTGTCTCCTTAAATTCTGCGTCAAACAAACCTCTTACATTATCCGCATCAATCAGCCGCATCGTTGTTACCTCCGTCCATCTTCGCGCCGCAGTTGGGGCAGTAGCTGTAAAATTTTCCGTACTCAGGGACGTCCCAACCGCACATAGAGCAAGCCCTCCGAGTCTTATAACCGTCCAAGTTATCCCACCTTCCATGCACCACCGGCGCAACATCAGCGGGCTGGAAACAATCTACCTCATCGAGCATATCGTCAACCCAACAGGCACGACACCAGCATCCGTTGTGGTCTTTTCCCTCCGCCTTGCACGGCTTGCAATAACGCTCCTCTACGCTTTTCTTAAACGCTTCCTTGTCAATGTATTCATCCATTGTCCTTCTCCTCCACATTAAACCACTTCCGCAGTTTGTGAGCGCACGAAACACACAGCTCGTAGTCGTTGTCGTTTATATCGTTCTTAATTCGCCGCATACCGGCATAGGT